TCAGATTACATTCTCTGCACAATTAAAGTTTGGCACACAGAGATTTATTGACTTTAGAGAAAGCAACTTCTTGCTTACAGTCTTAGATAAAGGAAATTCTGATACTGGTCTAGAGAATGGTGATATCATGTATATCACAGGAAACCAAGTATCTGCCTTGTCTTCTGGTGGTGTTTCTATTACCCTAGACAATCTAACCTTCAGAAGTGATGCATCTTCGGCATCAAACGTTGTCTTGAAACTGACTGCAACTATTGAAGTTACTAAGGCATCACCAAAAACTAAAACTGCCATTAGAAACAAAAGAATCGTTGTCGTATCATCTGGCGACAAAGTAATTCCTTTCAGAGGATATGATTATGATGCGAAGACTGCTGATGTAGTCTCGTATGCAGATGCATTTGGCACCTATGGCACTGATATCAAAGTCTTTGAGGGGTCTATATCCAATCCACCTATTCTGGATGACCAAAACAATGTAATTGAAGGTTACGACGTAACTGAAAGATTTACTTTTGATGATGGTCAACGTGATACATTCTATGATGTTGCACGTTTGGTGTTGAAGCCAGGTTTTGATGCTCCCACTGGTCAAGTGGTTATTGTATTTGATTACTTCGAGCATTCTGCTGGTGATTTCTGCACAGTTGATTCATATCTATTAACTGGCGTCCCATCTACAGATATTCCATACTTCAACTCTCCTTCTCTAGGTAGAGTTTATCTTGCAGACTTAGTTGACTTCCGTCCCAAGGTTGATGTAAATTCAATCATCACAGGATTCCAGAATAAGTCTTTGTTGTCCAGCAACAATACGGTTTCATTCAATGGGTCTGGTGGTATTCCTTCTGCTACACCTGCTCATGATGAGAATCTAGAATTCACTTTTGGATTTAATAGTAAGCAGTATCTTGATAGAATTGATGGAGTCTTCCTCAATAAAAAAGGAAACTTTATTGTCAAGAAAGGTAATTCTTCACTCAATCCATCCAAACCAGAGTCTCCTGACGATGCGATTGCTTTATATTATCTCTTCATTCCTGCATATACAGAGAATGTCAAGGATATCCGTGTAACACCTATCGATAATCGTCGTTATACGATGCGTGACATCGGTAAGTTGGAGAAGCGTGTTGAGCGTCTAGAGTATTACACCACTTTAAGTATTCTTGAGCAGCAAACATTCAATACACAAATCAAAGATGATATTGGTCTAGATAGATTTAAGTCTGGTATCATTGTAGACAACTTTGAGAATCATGCGGTTGGTAACTTGAAGTCATTTGACTACAAGTGCTCTATTGATACTCAACAGTCTGTATTGACTGCTCCTACAATTGAAAATTCATATTCATTACGAGAAGTAGTAACTACAAATCAAGAGAGGTCTGTTTCTGGTTATCAGAGGACTGGTCATATTTTGACCCTCCCATATGCAACCCAGGACTTTGTTTCTAATAAGTTTGCAACAGCAGATGGTAAGATTAATCCAAACCCATTTGTAGTTGTCCAATATGTTGGTGACGCTTCTATCTCACCATCTATTGACCACTGGTATGATAACACTCAGGCACCAAATATTTTAAATAATGACACCAAGGTATTCTCTGTATTTGTCAATAAGACAGATGCTAGAGAAGGATATGCAAGTCTCAACAACTTCTATATCACCAACTGGGTTGGCACAAACAGAGCATTCTTCAATGTCAGCTCTTTAAATGATATCACTACAAATACAGAAGCGAATGTTATTGCAGCAACTGTATCTACCTCATCAAATATTAGTCCACAAAACAATGAAGTTGGTAAGGGCATTAATACTGTAAACAATGGTAATAGTGTAGTTGCTTCTTCATTACAGTTGTATGCAAGGTCTAGAGCAATTAAGTTTACTCTAAGAAGACTCAAGCCTAATACAAAATTCTATGCTTTCATTGATGGCAGAAGTGTATCTCGTTATATCTGTCAGGATGTCAGATTCACTGGTATTCCTGCTAACTCATTAGGACCATTTGGTGTAAATGCTGATGGGTCAGCAATTAAGTCTGACGCTAATGGTGATGCAAGTGGTCTCTTGATTTTCCCTGCAGGTAAAGCACCTCTACAAAATGCTACTTGGCCAGGTGATATCAATAGTGTTTCTTATGAGACTAGTGATGATGCAGAAGAATTAAACTTCACCACTGGTATTAAGACTATTAGATTCACTACAAGTGATGAAGATTTGAATGATGATAGTGTAGATAGTTTTGCAGAGTGTAAGTATTACGCTACTGGCACTTTCCCAAATCAACCATCTGCTATTATCTCAACCACACCATCTTTCTTGAAAGGTGCAGAAGGTATTCAGTTTATTGACAACGCATCCACACAAGCAAAACCAAGTCCACTATCTCAAACATTCCGTGTTGAGAATATGGATGGTGGTTGTTTTGTCACAGGTGTTGACCTTTTCTTCGCACAGAAGAGTGCTTCACTACCTATCAGAGTATACTTGACAGATACAAATTCTGGCAAACCAGGCACATATATTGTCCCAGGCACAGAAATTGTCAAGTCTTCTGATACCTACCTCAAAATCTACGCCAGTGGAAGTCTTGATTTGTTGATTGGAGAGACAATCTCTGGTTTCAACTCAGGTGTTAAGGGTGTGGTTAAAGAAGTCGTTGACCAAAATGGCAATCAACTTCTACCAACTCTACAGAATACAGTAAGAGTTAATAACGACCAAGTTTATACTCTAGTCCTTTCTAACTACACAAGTTTGGATGGGTCATCCTTCCAGCAGAATGAAAATCTAGCAATTCCTTCACTAATCACAGAAAACACTCTTGCGAATACAAACTTAACTGTAACAATCGCAAAAGATTCTGGTAGAATTGTTGGATTAAACATCACTGACTACGGCGAAGGATATGATTCCGCAACTCTGGTCATTCAAAGTCCACAACTTCCTGGTGGTAGTGTTGCAACAGCAAACGTATTCATCTCAAATGGTGAAGTGTTTGACACCTCTATTCTTCTAGAAGGGTCTGGTTATACCGACGCACCTTCTATTATTCTAAGACCTAATGGGTCTATCAGTAGAGAAGCAGTTATTGAGCCTGTATTTGAGATTGATACACCTGCAGTTAGAATGGGTGTTTCCGTTGACCCACAAGATGGTCAAACTCTAGATTCTGTATCTCCAACTAGATTCACATTTGATTATCCAATTTACCTACAGAATAATACTGATTATGCTCTGGGTATCGAAACAGATTCTACTGACTATAGAGTTTGGTCGTCTAAGCTAGGTGAAACTGATATCTCCACTTCTCAAGTCATCACACAGCAACCTCTACTTGGGTCTGTATACAGGTCTCAGAATGTTGATGCATGGACTGAGGATTTAAGTCAAGATATTAAGTTTGTAATGAAGAGAGCAGTATTCACTACTGGATCTCCTGCAAATATTAGATTGACCAATGAAGAGTTGGGATATGAGTTACTAGATTTCAACCCAATCCAAACAGATTCCTCATCTAACGATAGTGCTGATTCACCTCTATTCAGGAATAACAATAGAGTTATTAAGGTCACTCATAAAAATTCTGGATTTGAAGATTCTGGTAAATCATATGTTACTTTCAAACAATCAACCGATGTTGGTGGTATTGAAGGAGAGACAATTAACTCCACTCTATTCCAAATTTCCAACTCAGGTTTAAATTCTTATAACATTACTTCTCTTCTTGGTGCTGGGTCTAGCACATTTGGTGGTGGAAGCACAGTGCTAGCATCTTATAATAGAAAGTATGAAAAACTATATCCAAGAATCGGTTATCTCTCATTCAGTGAGACACCATTTAATGTAAGTGTTAAGACTACTAATATTATCCCTCAAGATTCAACTGGAGAAAACTATGTTTCGTATACACAAAGTGACTATGAAACAACATTCTTGAATGAAGAGCATTTCTTTGACAATCAAAAAGTTATTGCTTCGACATTTAATGAAGTTAAAAATAATCTCGATGAGTCTCTAGAGTATAAGTTTACATTCTCTACCACAAAAGATAATCTATCTCCAGTTATCGACCTAAGGTCTTCTTCGATTAAGGTTATTTCTACTGAAATTGATAAAGCAAAAGGTAATGAAGTTAGATTCGGAAGAAGATATAAATTACTCTCTTTCTATCCTGTTTACAAATTCAATGTAACAAATCTCCCTGTTGACCAGGCAGGAGACCCAATCATTCCAACCATTGACCAAAGTGTTACTGGTGATACTTCAAACTGCCGTGGTGATATCATCAAGGTAGTTGGGTCTCTAGTTTATGTCAAAGTCAAGAATAGCAGCGTATTCCAAGCAGGAGAAACTCTAACATTTGGTGTGCAATCATACACTGGTGTTGCTGTTTCACCAGATGGCATTGCCCGAGTTGTGAGCAACTTCACTCCAGATACACAAGTAGAAGTTTATCAGGAAAATCTTTCTGATAGATTTAACACTCAAATCTATGGCACTATCATTTCATGGGATGACAAGACGGAAACTCTTGCAGTATTAGAAGAAAAAGCGCCAATTGATGGAGATTACACATCTCCTGCAACTAGCAATTTTGCTAGAAATTCTTCTAACAATGGTGCAAATCAAGTTAGTGATATTATCAGAGTGGGTGACAATCTATGGCATCAAAAAATTGAGCCAGAAAACGCTACTGATTTGAATGAATCTGTTGCTGGATTTGTCGAAGTTTCTTCTGTAGATTATTCATATGGTGTTGGGTATACTCCTGATAGCACTTCTAAGAATAGCACTACTCTCGCTAAATATGTTACTAAGGAAGTAACACTTGCAAACCCAGCAACGACAATTGAAGTCAGATTGTCTGCAAATATGGCAGCACAAGATGATGTAGAAGTTTACTTCAAGGCAAAACCTGTAAATTCTCAAGTCATCTTCGATGACATTGAGTGGATTGCATTTAATCAAAATGGTTTGCCAGATATTGAAGTTATTCCTTCTAACGAAGCAGCAATTTCTGGATTATTTGAATCGCAGTCTTCATATAAGGAGCACAAATATAGTGTCTCTGATTTGACTGAATTTGATTCATTTGCTGTGAAGATTGTTATGAAGGCAGCAAATCCTTGTTACGTACCTAAGATTCAAGACGCAAGAATTGTAGCGGCATACTGATGAATAGATTTTCAAAGGTAGAGGGACATGAATCTCTCTACCGTGACAACACTACTGGTGCCATAATAAATACAGATAAAAGTATATTTGAAAATACTAAAAAATCTACATCTGCTTCGGGTATTATTAAAAACCTTCAGTCAGATGTAGAAACTTTGAAAGGTGAATTGTCCGAAATTAAACATCTTCTACGAGAAATAGCTGGTAAGTAATGGCACTAAGAAACGTCCCCAAAAGTTATACCTTTGAGCAACAACGTCAGGAGATTAACGCTCTTGCTGGCGAATTAGGTGATGTCTCCACTCTAAGTAGTGGTTTGCCATCTGTCGTTGCTGCTATTAACCAGTTGCAAGCTGGGTCAGCAGATGGAGGTGAATTCCTAAACGGTCCTGCAGCACCAACAGCAGGGGATGGTGCTAATGGAGATTTCTGGTTAGATACTTCTACTAATGACCTCTACGGTCCCAAGGAAAATGGTGCTTGGCCAACAACCACATTTTCTTTCTCTGAGCAAATTCTTTCTGGTGTTGTAGCACCTCTCAGCACATTAG